ACTATTTGTAATGCATCTGCCATATTTTTTGTGAGTATAGACAGTGTAAAGTTTAGATTGTATGGTGCAGGTGCGTATTGAAACCCTCTCTTACCATCTGATTCTCCTGTATTCTTGACTGACCTTATTAATTTGTTTTGTTGTCTTTGAGTATCGTAATCAAAACCTGTAAGTTCAAATGCCATACGAGGCAATGATATCGCACTTCTATTTCTATCAGATAGATTTGGTTCTTCTGCAAGTCTATCTAAAAACTTTTGTTTTGGTCCATAAGATAAAGGAACAATAGGAGATGTCAATACAGTGCCATCTGCTTTGACTTTCTTGTATTGTATATTATTAAACATGGTACCAAATACTGATACACATCTCTTTATTGTTTCATTGTAAAAATAAGTTCCAAACATTATGGTTCACCAAATGGGTTAATCTCTGATAGGTCAAGATATGAACTATCTTTATTTTCAAAATCTAAGTTCTGAGCAGCCGCATCATTAGAGAATGTCATTCTATCATCTATAGATGCAATCGTATATTGTGCGCCTGATATTGCACCAATCAACACATCACCATCAGCAAGTGTTGTTGTGATATCTTTTGCGAGTAGTTTACTTGTTGTGTTAGCCCATGATACAACTTCTGCAACAACTGTGCCACTCTTAGTTAGATTCTCATTCGCAACAAAGTCTGTATTGTTTCCATTGTTCATAGTCATTGATAATGAATATGCTTGTTCGTCTTCAATCATATCGATATCACCGATACCTGTATCGAAGTCTTCTTGACTGTATTCAAATAGTTCTGCTCTAAGTTTGAATACGAATAGTTTACCAACTTGATAGAATGGGTCTTCGTGTTCTACAAATTTGATTTCAAACATTGAACCTGATAATGGGAAGTAAATTAAATCTCCCTCATTTGGTCTGAATGATGTTGCAAGATTTGAGTCTAGAGAAATGAATCTTTCCCATGTTCTAAGTGATATTACAAATGTCGCTTGGTCTCTAATTTGAATACCAAACTTAGACATTAAATCACCCTCACCTTCGAAACCGTCGGTGTTCTCGATATACATCTCTACAGAATACGCATCGCCATACTTAGACTGAACATCTTCATTGAGTATACTATCCTCTTCTACTACTTCTCTAGGAAGATAGAATACTTCGTGTCCGTATAGTCTTAAAGACTCAACTACTAAATCTTCGTATAGTTGTTGTTCTGTGGAGACTGCGTGATTGAAAAAAACATTAGTTGGCATATCTCATTATCCAATCATGTCCATAGGTAACATGTCATGATTTAATCTTGACTCTTCTTCAAGTCTTTGTATTTCTTCTTGTGCTTCTTGTTTCAATTGTTGACCATCTAGTGTCACACCACCTGGTAACTGTATACCTTGAAACTTAGATAAGTTTTCACCCCATTGATATTTACATAGTGCAGTTGCATACTTCTTCAACCACATATCATTGTATATGTCTGTAAAGTCATTAGGGTCTAATTTTCTATAACATTCTATAATTAAAAATTCATTTGAATTAATCATATCAACATCCATATCTAAGTATAATCTGTTTTGGTGTTGATTGAATCTAATTGGTTGTCGACCAACTAAAATGTTATCTAATAATCTGATATGTTGTTGAACCATTTCATAATACAACACATTTGTTGCAGTTAAATCATATAAGTCATTGAGTCTTAATTGATATCTAAGGTCAAACATATTAAGATTGTGTTTGTCATTGAAAGGAAATATATTCATGACAGCCATAACAAAGTCTGGTAAGACTATGTAATTGTTCTGTTGTTTGAAGGCTTCGTTATTATACGCATGAGTTCCAGCGGCATTCTCTGTGAATGACTCATCTGCTTTCATGCCTGTTATCTTCGAATCAGTTACCTGATGTTTGAGATACATCTTGATAGAACCATCGTAATGGTATTGATGAAAGTATTGTAAAGCCTGGTCTATTCTATCATCAAATTGGTCATCATCGATATTGATTTCTAGAACAGGTGCGCCAAGAGCCCTTTTAATATACTCTTTGAGTGTTGCTTTTGAATTTGGAGCTGCCATAGTAATAATCCTGTTTATTACTATTTATGCAAATACTAATCTTGGAAATAAGTTTTAGTTTGAAGTCTGTCTATTTTTTCGTCTATTCTTTCTATAGAGTCAATAATTCTTTGAAATGTTTGTTCCATTTGCTCTCTAGTGACATAATCTTTTGCAATCTCTTCTCTGGTCTTATTGATAAGAATATCCATTCTCTTTTGTTCTGCAAAGATGCCACGAATCATCCAACCAACAGGAACAACTACTACTGTTAATATTACATTCCAAAGTAAATGTGGGTCTATGACTATATCCATACAGACTATTTATGAATTATTGTTTCGTATTCGTCTATTATCTAAGTATTTTCCTATGCCAGGATAGTCATCTCGAATCTTTCTTTCTTGTGTTTTATATTCTTCATTTGCAAAAGTTCCGTCATTTATGACTATACCATTCTCATCTATCTCGTAAAGCCAATCCCAATTCTCTCTTTCGCCTTGTTGTTCACTTTTGATTCTCAAATCTCTTTCATTTATTTCACAATTGAATGAAATACTATATCTATCTTTATTGGTTGTGTTTGGTTCAACCATGTGCATTAGACCACTAGGAAAAAGAAACAAATCTCCTGTTCTAGGAGTTAATACAACTGCCTCTCTCATTCTAGGCATATGTGGTGAGTTTCCAACTACTTTGTAATGAGTATCAATGAATCTTATATTACCCTCATCACCATCTGCCTTGATATAGAATACACCTGAGTAGAAACAACCATTATGTAAATGTGGTGCGTTCCAACCATGAGTATAGTTTATGTTTGCCCATGAGTTATGCATATCAGTAGAAGAAGTTCCTGCTACTGCACCCATATAAGGCATGAGTTCATCTGAGACAACTCTTCTAATTTCTCTCATAAGTTTGTTGAATATAGGACTAGTATCTATACCATCGTTTGACTGCCAACCATGACCTGCATTTGAGCGTCTTCTTCCTTCGGGGTCTCTTCCTCTCATTGCATCTATTTCTCTTTTACACATATCAAAGTATTCAGCAGTCATGCCCTTTCTCATATCATACTCTTTATGTAAGTAAGACTTCTCAACTGTTATCGTTGGAAAAACTAATCTAATCGCCATCGTGATTTAACTCCGTGAGTTTCTTTTGTTCTTCTTTGAAATCTTTACTCATGTTATGCATAGGACATTCTGGTGGTGGTTCATTCTCTGAATAGAACTGACCTTTCTCTTTCCAATATCCTTCGTTTCTATATGGACCTAAAGAGTTTGGTTTAGTCTTTACTTGGTCATCATATTTAGTTCGTCCTTGTTCATCCATTGTTGCCATATCGTGATGTGATGTATACTTACTTCTATTCTCATGCCATATCTTTGCATCTTTAAGTTGATATGTTGCAACCCATTCTTCCCTTTTGAAAGGTATTATCTGACATAAAGGTGTGCCTGCTGGTATAGTAAATGAATGATTTACTTTAGGATAGAATATGATTTGTGAATTGTCTTGGTTGACATTGAACTCATCTGTATCTATAATACCTTGCCATGTTGCAAAGTATTCATTCTGAAATAGAAATGGGTCAACATAGTAAGTAGAATAACCTTTTGGTGTAATTATGTTCCAAGGATTTCTACACTTAAATGCATCTTTAACATGACCAAACTCTCCGTCTTTGATATAATCAAATGCATTATCAAATTGGTCACTTGGGTGTGTTGGTGATGAATAACCTTTACCACTTGGGTCTCTCGTTGTAAAGTTTTCATCAGATATCGAATCTCTATCAGAACCACATAAAACTTCTATGTCTCTGTTTGCAAGTAGATACCAACCTGATTTAGTCCAATCATGCATTGCCGGACAAGCACGAATAGTCTGAGTTCTTTGACCTCTAACAGCTTGAAAGACTTTCATCTTTTTCCACCATGAAGGAAGAACTGACTTTGCTAAGACAGGTTTAAAATTACGAAGTGTATCTTCGTTAAAAGTTGTAAAGTCTATCGTTGGCATTAAATAACTCTTCTGAATCGACTAACTCGATTTCATCTCCTCTTAAAACTATTGAACATCTATCTGCGTATCTAGCTCTTTCTGTTGGTGCATCTGCACCGTGTGGTATTCTTCCATCAAATATTAGTAAACGATTTGGAACAAACTCTACACTTCCGATTTGATTATCTCTTACATGTTCTTCTCTTCCTTCTATACCCCATTGAAAAGAATTGTATAATCTTAAATCGCCACCCCATGCAGGATTCCAAAATGTATTATAGTAATATAAGAATGATAAGTTCCAATCGTTATCATCATCACAATCTGAATGAGTTGTTCCATGTTGACCATATGTCTGAGAGTTCATACCCATGTATTGAAATCTTTTCCATTTGAATACAAAATCAGTGCATATTCTACGATTCAAATATTTACCAGGTATGACTTGTAAACTTGTGCAATCACCTCTCACTAAACTGCCATCTTTTCTTTGACCAACATAGTAAGCGGCGCCCCATAGTTCATGATGTGGTAAACCTGTTTTACTGTCACCTCTAACTTTGTTTGATTTAGACCACATGTTAGCAGTCTTTATCATATTCTCTAACCAGAAATGAATAGAAGTTTCTAGATAATCATCTATAACATACACCTTATTACCTAAAGGCATATCTTTTATCTTAAATGGTTTGTCTAGATGAACAACCTCAATTTCTGAGAAGTTCATAAATTATCCTATCAGAGCTTGTTGTGGTTTAGGTAATTGATTAGCATAGTTATCAAAGTCTAAAAGTAAATCTTCTCTAGTTGATTTGATTTCATTTGCAACATTAACATATACATTCCATACTGCATCATAGTATTCTAATACTCTTCTTGCATCAGACCTTAAAGGATGATTTGAACCCTCTCGACCAGCGGCAATGACTTCTATAACTTCTGAAAATCCATATACTTCAACCTGTTGTTTGCAATAGTTATTACACATACTAACTAGATGTTCACTATATTGATTGTTTAAATTTACATGTTCTGGTGGTGCTGAGTTTTCGATGTATTGTTCAATCGCATCTACTTCATCATCTGCCAATGTAATTTTTTCTTGATTTTCAAAAGGAACATCATTTTTCCAATCCATGATTTTAACTTCGATGTCATCATAAACTAATACATCGTATTTAAAACCTAATTCAGGTCTATCAGTATTTTCGTATGTCCACTCTAGGCCATTTGGTTTTCTAATAGTAAGATTTCCGTTCTCACAATAAATTAACATATTCATAATA